ACATTCTTGGTGTACGGGTTCATAAAACGATTGATGTCTTGTTCGCTGACCCCTGCGCCTTCCCCCAAATACTGTTGAGCCTGAGCCAACCCGGGCTTATAAGCACCAGCGGCAGACTCAAACTGACCATAACCAGTGGTCTGGAGGGGGTCATAGCCAGCGATCAACTGGTCGGCAGGACGAGCCAACGCAGTTTGACCAGCCTGAGACAAGCCAGAGAGGTAATCGGTGTAGTAACTGGGAGCCTCAGTCGCCTTGGTCGTAGTTTGTGTGATGTCTGGTAACGGATCACCTTGTGTCAGACTTGCCATTACGCTCTCCTTTTCTTGGATGTCTTGAGGAAATCAAGGGGGGACTTGATCTCAGGGGGTAGTTCTTTGGGTTTGGCTGAACGAACATGGGCACGGATGCTGTGCATCATGTCGTAGAGTTTGTCTGAACCCGCTTTTGTCGATCCGTTACCGATTGCGGCAACCACATCAGCGGGAAACACGAATTCGCCGTCTGCAAGCATGGCAGGGATGTCATCAGACTGCCCATCCCCTGCGCCAGAAACAGCGTCTCCGTGACGGAAATCAACCCTCATCTTGCCACCAGAGGCAACCAGAGGGGATGGAACGCCACCTTTGGCATATTTGCCGTGCCGAGTGCCCGTAAAACCGCCCTGAGCCGCCATCAGGGGGGCAACCATGCCTCCTTGAGCCATGAAATAGGGATTGTTTTCGTTTGGTTTGACCTGTTGGTCGCCACCAAGCCCCAAAATGGTCTCTACAGGAGTCTCGTTGCCATAACTGTAATACGGGTTCATGTCGTTTCCCTGACTGATGTTTGAATTGTCGAAGAAATCCGACCCTCCTTCAACTTTTTGTTGAAATTGAGCCAAAGGACTCTCAAACTTGGTGTCCCCACCCTTAGTTGTTAAAAATTCGGCTTTGGCTTGGGGAATGGACTGGTCAATGAGGGCGGCGGTTGCGGCAGGGACAATGCCACTCATGGTAGACAAAGTGTTGCTCCAAGACTGGTTTCGTGCGTCTTGGGCGGCTTTTGCGGCTTGTGCCGCTTGTTGCTTCTTGTATTCCTCATCAGCAATTCTTTGCTTTTCCAAAGCATCAGATTGTTCTTGAGCAATCAAGTTTTGCTGTTCAATTTGCTTTCTTAAATCTTCTAATTCTTTTTCGTAATTGTTTGCAGGCGCAACGGATGTGCTTGTAGAAGTGTCATCAGACTTTGAATCGGTGTCGTCAGTTTGCAAAGGGGGGCGAATGATGGGTTCTTCAGAAGGTATAGAAGAAGACAAGTCTGCTAAAGGCCCCGCCACCAAAGGTTGATAGTCAGTTTGTAAAGGGGGTTGAATGATAGGTTCTTCAGAAGGCGCAGAAGAGGACAAGTCTGCTGAAGGCAAATCCTTAAAAGGTTGAGAATCAGTTTGTGATTCAGGCCGAATGATAGGTTCTTCAGCAATATCAAAAGGTTTTTCCACTGATGGTGGTGTTACAAAAGGCTGAGACTCTGAACTTTCAGTCTTTGTTGCACTGGTGGTTTCGTCTGTTGGCTCTTCAGGAAACAGGGGAGGATACTTGCCAGAAACAACAGTCACGCCCTTGGTTGGATCGGTTTGATCCATGTAGGCATACTCGTAACTCACCTCGCCAGTCACATTGTCATAGACCGCTGTGTAACTCATCGTCTTAGATGGGTCTTTGATGTTCGTGGCTTCAATCTGAACCCTTTGATTGCCCTCTTCGTCCTTGGATGTGCCTGTAATTTTTTCGTTCTGTGACAGGTTTAACCACTGAGGGGCATTACTTGATGTATCGCCCACAGGAATCACATTGGGGTCTTTGACCAAGTTGTCGTATTCAACAGGGGCATCGAGTTTTACGCCCAACTCTTTGGCAAAAGAAGTAACCAATTCAGGGGTTGGAGTCACCCCGTTGTCTTGCAAGAACTTGGTGATCTGTTCTTCGTTGGTGGTTTTCGTGGTCAGTCGATCCACCACTTGTGTGGCTTGCTCACGATCTGTCAAATTGGATGCAATTTTGTCCAGTTCGGAGTCCTGTAGGACAACACCGCTATCTGCCAATTTTTGCTTGGTAAATTCTTTGGCATCTTGCTGATTGATCGACTTGGATGCGGTAGCAAGTGCTCTTTGAACGATTTGATTGGCGGCGAGTGTGCTTGCATCTGCCCCCGTCAAAGCAGAGGTGATCGAGGCAGATACGGCAACTTTGGCGGCATCAGGCAGTGCGTTGTATTTTTTGCTGAATTCAGAATCAGACAGGGCTTGGTTCAGAACAGCATTGCTTGCTTGATCTACTGCACCAAAGGTAAAGGCGGTCAAAGGGTCTTGCCCAAGGGCGGCGGCAGTCACTGTCCCTGCGGCAACCTTTGCCCCTGCGTTTGCAAGCGTCTTGTCTATACCCTGAGCAACCGCATTGTCAGAAATCTGTTTGGCAAGGGCTGGGGTCATGACAGACACACCCGCTGTCATCAATCCTTGCTCAAGATCACCTCCATTGATGGCTGTGTTGATAATTGTTTGCCCGATTACTTGGGTGGCTGTTGCTCCGATAGCCGCCGCCATCTCAGCGCCGAGCAAACTCTCTCCGATGGCTACCCCCGCCCCGGGGAACGCCACGGCAATCGCTACAGCCGCAAGTTTCTTCGGGTCTTCAATGATGCCAACAACAATATCGCCAACTTTTTCAACAGTGTCAACAACCTCTTCGGTAACATCTTCAACCACATCTACTGAGGTTTCAACAACATCGCTTACAAAGTCTGTTGCATCTTCAAGCCTGTCTTCAATCCATGAACTCATGACAACCTCGCAATCACGACATATTTGCCACGGGGATCATTGATTTCTTCCATCGCAACAGGAAAGATTTTTTGTTTGTTAAAGCCCTTTTTCAATTTTTCATCATTGAAATAGGTGATGGCGTATCTGATGCCACGATCTCGCATGGTCAAAGCAAACGCAAGAACAGCCTTGTCCAAATCATCCCAAGACATATCGCCATTGATAGCGTGGTATTCCACTGTCTCATCATCAATCTGCTTATAAGGAATCAAAATGTCCTTGTAGCGAAATATCTTCTCGCCTCTTTTGACCTTGCGATTCATGATGGCGTAGGCTTGCTCAGGACTTAGCCCTGAATTTGACCAATTCCTCTTGACATCGTTGGCAATGATTTCGTTGATGGACTTTTCCATGTTACGCAGTTTGCCTTGGGTTGACGGCATTGACCAAGGCTTGCGCCCAGTCAAACCAGTTTTCATACGCATCGGTCATTGGTATCGCTTCATTGGCGAATACATCTATTGCCCGAATACCATTCCCCCAATCTTTCCAGTTCGTCTGGGGCGTAGGGATTTCAAGTTGTTGAGGTGAATACAACTCACACATGAGCGAAGCCCATGACTCAAAGGTGTGATACCTCGGATCGTAGACCTGTGCGGGGTTAAGTGCCACTGTACCCCCTGACATCGCCAAAGTCTGCGCTCACGATGACTCGACCCATTTGATAGTCACCGCCTTGAACATCGCTCCTGAATTTCAAGCGAAGTTCTCGGCGTTGCTCCCTCATGTCAATTTTGCCAGTCCCGGGCTGATAAAGATACGCCTGACTCGTCACATCTTGCTCATCAGCGTAGGGTCTACCCGTCACATAGACTTGCATTTCCCCAGATTGGATGAAGTCAGGCTCAATCCTCTCAATCCTGACCCAGTTGTTTTGACCAACCATCGCTGGTTCGCTTGGGCCTCCCCCCACCCATCCAAGGTCAGAGGTCTCAAAATAGGACTCAATGGCGTTTTGAACCTGCCCCTTAACCTCATCTGTGCCGTATTCGTGTTGCCACAGGATGTATAGACCCTCTTGGGTCAAAAAGGTCAGGGTCTCAGTCGCAGACATGGTGGCGCTTTGAGTCATCTTGATGATCTGCGTCCAAATGTCGCTCACATCAATTGAAAAACCCATGCCACCACCACCGCCAAGGTCAGCGTCATCAGCGGAAAGGCTGTTGCCGACTTGGTAAACGGCTCCCAGTAAAACCAGAGTGACCGAAGTCACCGCCCCACCAGACACCACAATGTCTGCTGTTGCGCCAAATCCATCCCCGCCAGTTAAAGGAACATCGTTGTATGTCCCATCGGTATATCCCGATCCACCCGTCAAAGTGCCAAATGTCTTGATGCCACTTGAAGTGATGGTTTGAACCTTTGTTCCATCAGGAATCCCAGTTCCAGTGATGACCAAGGTGTTGTAAATTTCGGTGATGTAGGTATTGCTCAACAGCAAATCTGATCCGTTGGTCAGATTGAACGAGCCTTTGTAGACAGTCTCAGCGATGGTGGTCTCCCACCCTGCCCAGATGGGGTAACTGATCACCTGAGAGAAATACCCCGCAGAACGCTTTGCTCCAATTGCAGAGCCTGCGTCATACCAAGTCTGCTCACGGATGTTATAAATGATGACATCGGTGCATTCTGTGGCATCCCCACGGGGGTAGAACCACCAAATCTCGCCATATCGAGGAACTTTGGTCGCCCAAACCTTCTGGCGCTGGTCGTAGTTCAGGTTGTCAAAGAAGTAGTTCTGGTTCATCGAGTTGGGGATCTCTTTGACCACGCCGTTGTACATCAGGAAGCGATCAACACCACACCAGTAGTAGATGCCGTCATACTCGATCACAGACTGGCTCGACAGGATCGAGGACTGCGAGGAGATGATGTCGTAGCGCCAAAAGGTAGGTTGGGAATACTGGTTCGTTCCAGCCACGCCAAGGCTCTGGGGAGCGTAGGAAACACGCACCAGACTGTCCAAAGACCAGAAAAGCCCTGAAGGGCTGTTAGAACCGCCCCGAACGGGCAAACCTTGGACGATCTTGCCTGTCGCCACATTCACTTCGTTTGCGTCAGCAGAGACCCAATCCTGAGCATTCCCCGCAGAACAGTTCTTGATCAACCCATTGTTGCCAAAAACAAAGACATAGGGGTGCAAAACAACCACACCCCCAGACACTTCGACATTGTTGTTAAAGGTTGCTGTGACTGTGGCTGAAGCAGTGGCGTTGGCGCTCATGACCACATTTGTGCCTGAGACAGACACGACAGTCGTGCCTGCGGGGATTCCTGCCCCAGTAATCGTCTGCCCCGCCCCAATCAGGATGTTGGCAGTAGCCAAGGTCACTGTGCTGTTGCCGTTGGTGGTGGTCACAGAGTCGGTAAAGACCCCGATTTGGCTCATGCTTGAGCCGCTGATACTCCCAATCAAAACAGGTGTATTGGCGGTGGAGTCGATTTGTGCGAGGTTTTTGCCCGGGTGTGCAACGATGGTAGCCACCCCAGCCCCTCCGACATCGTAAAAGCCGTCAAACTGCCACAGATTCAACGGGGAAGGGGTGAAGTTGTTCAGAGTGATCTGGAGGTAGCCAGAACCCACGCCATTGTTGTCAACTTCAAGTTTTTGTAAACCATCGGCATAGCCGTTGTAAACGCTGTTGAAGCCGTTTTTTGCGTCAACCCAGATTCCACGGGAAGGCCCCGACAGTTGGTTGGAGATTTGACTGTATCCACCAATCTTGCGAGGTCTGCCACGCTGAAATCTCACCCAACGCCCATCGTTATAGAAGACCTTGTCAAAGACAGTGCCGTCTCTTTGGATGCCGGGTTTCGTATCAAGCGCAAAAACCTTGGATGTCATCAGAACACCCCACCAGCGATGTTCACATAGTTCGTTGCAGTCATCGTGCCGTTGATCGTCAGACCCGTAGCAGTCAAATCAAATCTGTTCACGCCAAGAACACTGATGTCAAAGTGCCCCGCAGAACCCCTGTAAACACCCGTAGTAGGCTCAAGAGCAAAGTTCAGGGCTGGCGCACCCACAGAGCCGTCAATCAGGCTGATGGCTGAAGCCCCCGCCAATACTGTGTTGGCGTTGAAAATGTTCACAGAGTCGCAAACCAGTGTGGCTTGCTGTCCAGCAGGAATCGTGGCTTCAGACGCACCCGCAACCCCTGTGGACAAAGTCACTGTGTAGTTGTTGATCGTTCCGTCCGTTGAGTTCTGGACATAGTAGACCTGAATGGTCTGAGGAACAATCACAGTCACATTGCCAGTCAAAGTCCCTGTGAACTTCAAGATCACATTGGAGGCTTCGTTGGAGGTCAGGGTATAGGTTCCACTGACCACAGGATAGGTCAACTGCGTGAAGTTGAACTTTGCAGTCTTACCCAAACCAACTGAGTAAAAGGCTGTTCCTGAGCAAACAATGAAGCAAGAATCCCCCGCTTGGATGCTCACCGAGGTTGATCCGTCAAACAACTGACCACCAGTCGTGTCAACAGTCAAAGTGCCAGAACCAGAGTTTCTGAGCAACATGAACCAGTTGTTGCCCAAGGTGCTTGCAGAGGAAAGCGTCAGCGTCCCTGCTCCACCAATCCACACATAGGACTGAGCACGGAAAGATGCAGTAGCAGTCGTGTTCGATGCAAAGGTCGTAACGGGGTGGCTCAGGTTCAGGGTGTTGTTGACAGCCAAAAGACCATAGCCAGCAAGGGTTGCGGCATCCACATTGGATGTTCCAACACCAAAAGCAATCACTCCCCAAGTGCCATATTCGTCAGGGTTGTCTTCGATGTAGATGTATTTTGCCTCGCCAGCGGCAATCGTCACAATTGCAGAATCGTCTGCGTATGTCCTGACATTGAATGTGTATGACCCAGTGTTGCGGATCAAGGCATCCTGACCGACAGAGGCTTGGTTGGCAGGGGGCATCCACAGGCTCAAACCACCTGTAGTAGCGGATACATCCATGATCCGTGCGGTGTAGTCGCCTGCCACATTGCCGTTGATGGGCCAAGCCAACTGGAGGTCTGCACTCAGCGTGATGGCTCTGAACGAGACATCAGTGGGTTGAATGACATTACCTGTGAATGGACTGTTGAAACTCATGATTTATCCTTAACTGTCAACTGCCACAGCCTGACGATCAGCAACCCTGAGTTTGTCTTCAGCAACCAAGATGTCCATCGCTTGTTGGTACATCGCTTGCCAAAGTTGGACACGGCTGTCGTTTTTGAGAAAGGGCATGGCTTGCAGTAACGAGCCATACAGGAGCGCCTGTGGCGCATATTGGGTGAACCAGTTGGTTTGATTGCTGGAATCCAGAGGCTGAGGGCGCTCGTAATACAGAACCTCATACGAGTAGTCCTGATCAGGAGTGGGCGCTACCAACCAGTGGGTGTAGTCGTAGTCGCAGTAGAACTGGGGGGTGTCCTCTTGCGTAGCGTCAGGCCAGTAACTCCGCAGATACTCATATTTGCGTAGAAGAACAGGCTCACGCTTGCCGTTGACCACGATGTTCATCGAGACAGTCTTACGCCACCGAGCAGGCTTGTCGATGATCGACTCAGAAGTCACCATCGTGCTCTGAGCAACAGTCAGGTTGCCCAAGAACTTGATCTGGCTGGCAATGATCTGCTCTGCCAGCATGATAAAGGTGGGGATTTTTTCAAGCGTTGCGGTGTCAGTGCGCTCAAGGTAAGACGATACATCTGCGAACAAACTATCGTAGGTCATGACGGCGGCGGTAGGCATCACCAATCTCCTTTTTTAGCCTTTGCACCATGCATATTGGCTACCAAAGAAGGGTATTTTGTCCCCGTCCGTTTTGCAAAAGCCTTTGCCGCTTTTTTTTGGTTGGGGGTCAACGCCTTCGGTTCACCAAGGTCTTTTGGTCGCCGCTTTTCCCAAACAGCCTTTGTTGCCATTTTAAGTATCCTCCGCAGTTAAAACAAGATCACGCCACCATTGTTTCTGCTACTTCTTTAACATGGGCGACCCTGTTGAGCCAACCTTTGATGAACTTGGACTGCTCAGGTCGCTTTTCTACGATTTTTTGGTAGAACGCTTCTTTTTGCTTGCTGAACTCTTCAATTAAATCTTCGGGGTTGTGAGCCTTTACAGCCGTTAGAGTGCCATTACCTATTGCCCCATCGTCAACCACGCCTACAGCCCTTTGGAGCAGTTTTGCGGAGGTTCCCGTGCCAGCATTGACGGCGAAGTCGTAAACCAGATAATCCAACCCCGTAGGCAGATCATCTCCTTTAACACGATCCCAAAAGTTTTTCTTGTAAAAGTCCTGAACCATGCTGTTTGGGGGCATCTGTCCTTGGTCTATTACCGCCCACCCCTCCCAATTAGGGTTGGGATTACGAGCAATTCCAGCGTAAGTCTGACCACCAAGATCGCCCTTGATGTCAATTAACTTATAGCCACCCTCAGACTCAATGACCTTGGTGTAGGCTAAATCCCAGTTCTCTTTCATTTTTTACCTTTCATGTCCATGATCTTCTCAAGGGTGCGACCACCAAAGTAGAACG